CACCGCTCATGCGTTCCATTATTTCTCTGATGTGAGTTATGTTCTCATCTATTCTGGCTAGGGATATTTCTTGATTCTGTACGCTTCTTGCTAGGGTTTCGATCTTGGCTTCATTTCGGGCAATATCTTTGGCGTTTTCAGCAACATTACCATTTAGCTTTGACTGGAAATCTATGAAATAAATAGCCTGTATTACGAGTACAAGGATGACGCTAGGTGGTATGTTTTTTAGAAAGTTCATTAGTTTATTACCAATTTAGTGTACCCAAACAAGGGTGCTTTATCTCTTAGTTCTTTGCTTACAATCCAAGAAAATTCTTTTTTTACATGATCCCATTTTGCATCTTTTCTTTTTAATCGTAACAAATCTTGATTAAAACTTCTAAAGCCAGTTGATCTAGTCAATTCAATCCACTCCCAACCGCCATTATATACATCGCCATCAAACTTTAGCGTATATGTGTAAAAGGTATTACTAAATGATTCTGTATACAAAGATAATAATTTACCATTTTTATATATAGTTGGCACATCTTCGTTATCAAAACTACCTTTATTATACCCTTGCGGTCTTAGCGCATTGACTCCAACTTCGTTTAACTCAAAATAAGATCGCGTTATAGCGATTGTCTCATGCTTAAACGTGCCAAATGTAGCATTTTCTATTCTTACATTTGTAGCAGTGATGCCAACATTCTGATTATACCGATTATACAGTATTTTATTATTACTATCTAAAAACGCATTATAATCATTCCAGTTTGTTCCAGCTTCATGTAACAGGTTTGTTTTAGCATCGTCTAGCATTTTAGTTTTTAACTGCGATGGGGTTAAGTTAGGATTTGCTGATAGGTAGCAAGCGGCAACCCCCGCCATATTCGGTGTAGCACAGCTAGTACCAGTAAATATTTTAGCCTTATAATTAGAGTCATCAGGATAGGTAAACGTGCTATCTCTGTCCGCTATCCAAGTGCTTTGCGCAGAACCACAATGAGTAGCTGAATATAAATCAACTGCACTTCCTCTTTCGGAATAATAGATCACTTGATCTTGTTTATCGCTTCCTGAGCCGCGCATATCAATATCCATAGCACCAACGTGAAATGCATCTTTAAAATAAGGCGAACCCACTCTGTTGTAATAATGCTCTTTGCTGTAAGATTGTGACGAGCCAACAGGGTGATTGTATGTAACATTAGCAAAATTGTCATACTCGTGATGATCTGGCGATACTATTCTGTGACCATAGTTACCTGCGGCAGTGAAAATATGTATACCTGCATCGTGCATTTCTTCCATCATAGCATCAATCGCTGAATCTTGTTGCAAGCCTAAAACGTGCAAGGCAGGGGATGGCCCTGAATAGTCTTGCTCTGTTGCATTGAATGGATTTAGTCTCATTTGTGCATAGTTGGCGATAAACTGATCGCTAAAATCATTATTATTCCATACTGTGTATTCATCATCTGGGTTTAGTTTAAACCTGCCGCCAGTGACTTCACTGTAACGAAACTCTCTGCCGCGTAAACCCCAGCTATTATTCAAAATAGTTGGTCTGTTATTTCCTTTTGCATTATGCCAATAAATCAATGTATCAAAGAAATCTGTAAATGACATATTCCAACCAACACCGCCAAGACTTACTTTAGCTAAATATATATTAGCTTTTTTTGCCATACCAAACCTAGTCCCTGCCGCTATAGATGCGCAAGAAGTTCCATGACCATCATAATCTCTGTAATAAAATCTAGGCTCATGCGCTAAAGCAAATGTAGGTCTATCGTAGTAGCTATCTAGTACGCCATTATTGGCATCTAAAAATACATCCCACCAATTTATTTGCTGTACTCTGCTTAGTCCATTTTCGTCATTAAAATCTGGATGTGATGCATCAAGTCCACTATCCATAATAACAATATCAACACCCTCACCTGACAGGTTGAAGTCTAGGCTTTCATTGCCTGTTGTCAAAGTGCCATCGTCATTATAGTTTTGCAGGTTTTCTTCTGCGTGTCTTTTTAATCCCCAGTTTCCGAAGCTAGAATCACCTGTCTCTGTTCTTGTAAAATTATGATTAGATGTTGCCATGTGACTGGCAGTAACATCATCTCTCTCAGAAAAATCAAGCTGTACGGCTTCCACCCTTGTATCGTTTTTAAGTGCTTCTGCTTCATCGATAGTTAGTAAAAAAGTTGTTACTCGTTTAGAGTTTTTTAAAGGACTGCTAATAGAAACTTCCCTATCAGGTACGCTATCTATTTGCGTTTGTGAAATTAAATCTGCATCTATTTCAGATACATCAACGCCCTTTTTGCTTATTACATTATATTTACGCTTCATAGATTGTAATTTTTAAAAGACCTAAAGGATTATGAACTGAAGTTGTTCTTAGGTGTATTAAATTAATTCGCCACATATCAGAAAACTCTGTCGAATGGTCAGCAACTGATGTAACTGTATGCACAGAACTATCTTTATCATTGAATGATGCTTCAATAAAAATATCAGTTGTTTCAGTCCAGCTAGAATTTAACTGCACTTGCATATAATAATCGTCACCATCTTTTCTATATGAATAACCTACGCCAGTAATTTCTGTGTTAACAGAGTGGTAGCCATCCTGAACGCCAGTCTGGAAATCCGCATCAATGTCAATAGTTTGAGAGGCTAGATAGCCCCTGCCTACATCTGTTCCTGTAAGCAAATTTCCATTTATATATAACCCTTCTGGCGCGGCTATATTAAATGTACTCGCGCTTGTAATCTGCGGTTGACCTGCACCAGTTATGTCTAGCTGTTGCGCGTCAAGCGTACCAGTCGTAGTAAGATCATCATCTACAGTTACAGTATCGCCAGAGCTAGTTATTGTGCTTTGGCTAAATGTAATATCGCCAGTCTGCCCTGCTGTGTTAATAGTAGACCAGCTAAGCTGTGAGCCATCAGTAGTTAAGTATTTGCCTGTGTGCGTATCTTGCGCAGGAATAGTTGAATCAGGCAAAGCCCAAGTTGGCTCGCCACCAGCAACGCCACTGCTAGATAGAAACTTACCATTAGTATCTGCGCTCTGTTCAGGAAATGCATCAACATCCGCCCAACTCAAACCTCCGTTGAATGTAGTTAAAAATTTACCATCGTTATTTTCTTGATTAGGTAATAAATCAACTTCTGCCCAGCTTGCAAGTGTGCCATTCGTTGTTAAAAATTTACCACTATTATCTGTTTGTATCGGCAGTGAAGCTATGGATAAATCAACCCAATTTGCATCTGCTCCATCACTGGTTAAAACATATCCATCTGTTGATACGCTTTGTGCGGGCAAGCCGTCAGGATTTGCAGATATAGTTAAAGTTCCATCTTCTGCCGCAGTTAAGCTAATAGCCTGACCCGAGTTAATCCTGCAAGAATTGCCAGCATTGATATCAACAGTATCATTTTTTATTCGTAACGAAACATCATCGCCCAGTTGGGTGAAGTTATTAATAATATCTAAATCTCTATTTCTGAAAACACCATTTTCATCTTGCGTCACAAACTTTTCATGTCCTGACCCAGCAGGTATGTTTGCGCCACCGCCACCACCGCCTAGTGCTATTGCATCAGCTACAAACTTAGTGGTAGCCAATCCATTATCGCTAGTCCCTATATCGGCTGTTTCAGTCCAACATCCTTCATGCAACCTTACAGTCCTGTTATATGTTCTAGACCCTAATTCCCCTACAATAGTATATGTTGAATCATCTTGGCTTCTTCTTGCTAACTGTGCTGAGCCTAATGTTTGATGACCCATTTGAAGGCTTGGCGCAAGAGTCATTGTTACTATTGATGGGGATAATTGGAAGGTTGATTCTCCAAGCAGCATAATTGGAGTAGATTCGTTAGTTTCAACGTCTGTAGAATAAACTATGATAGCACCGCCAGACGTCAAGTAATCTTGGTTTACACCCTCAATAGTTATTTTTTTTGAGCTATATGGGCCTACACTTGTGTATGGCGAATCAAAAGTTATGCCTGAGTTGTCTTGCCCTAACAAGTAATCGTGATCTACTTCAAGTTTATATTGTATGGTGTTAGCGTCTGATGAAAGGGAATCAATTATAACATTAATACTATCAGTGCCATTTAACCTTGCTGACCTTTGTGTTTGTATATACTGCAAGCCTTCAATTTCTGATATAGCTATGTTTTGACCTGCATAATAAGTCGTAGCATCAATATTGCCTGAGTGAATATTTACACTTTGCTCAGTAGTCCAATCTATGTATTTATTAGCCGCGTAATCTGATAGGTCTGAACTAGCTAAATTAACAACTCCTGTATAACTATTTACAGAATTAACGCCACTAGACTGCGCTAACTCAGTGTAGTCAGCCATGCTACTTGTTGTACCGCCATTGTGGATATATGTTTTGTTTTCGTCAGTACGGATTACAACATCGCCCTGATTAGGTGTAGGCGTTAGACCTAAATGTTCGTCTTGGTCATCGGCAGTATAAACGTCAGTGAGGCTTACCGCGCTTGCAGATATTTCACCTGTTTCTGATATAGATATGTTTTGACCTGCTTGTAATGCACCTAATACATCAGCGTTAATAGCACCCTCAGAGATATTTACATTAGTACCTGCTGTTAGCTTGTTGGCTTGCGCCTGTACGTTATCTAACTTGTTTTTTAGGGTGCTAGTAAATTGCGGGTCAGCACCTATTTCATCTAATGCGCCCTGCACTGTAGTAGCTGTAATATGCCCAGTAGCATCTGAACTAATTGCATCTGCTGAACTAGCCTGACTAAATGCAACATTAACTACACCTAATTCGATTGTACTAGGATTAATAGTTAGGCTAGTTTCTGTGTCAGTAACCGATAGGTCTGTGACATCTTTAGTAACAGATACAGTAATAGTCATTATCGCGTAACCTCTGGGTTGATAGTTACTTTACCTTGCATGAGTCTGGTTACAGAAGTTTCGCTTCCTACATCGCCCTCAAATATTTCTAAATCATAGAAATAAACGCCAGCAGTTAACGCTGAGCTTACTGTGTGCGATAGCTTCATAATTACTACGCCACTGCTTGCACTAGTTAAGTCAAACGTGAAGTCAGTTTTCTGTGAATCAGGTGAGTCAATAGATGGTCGCATTGACGCTCTTGCGCCAAATCCATTCAAGTTTTTTGTGCTTCCACTTTCACGCACTGTAACAGCTGTGCTAAAGCTAGAACCCTGATCTATTTCGAGATCGTATTTTGCGGCTGTCATGTTGTTCTCCAGTTATGTATCTAGCGATTATATCATTCGCTACTCTAATATGCTTTTAATAACATAAGTTGTAGGTGATGTTTCTGCGGCAACAAATATATCAGCAACAGTGTCGTCATCAATAGTATCATTTTGCAATGCTCGCGCAACATCAAATGCTTCCGCCCATGTTCCATATGATTCATCATTAATCACTTCTTCTACAACACCATCACTATTCAAAACAAATTTTCCAACCTTCATTACAGCTTCCTCGTTTTTAGCGTGTGTCGCAATGAGTTTATTTGTAGCACATCGCCTGTGCCTAGTTCTTTTACTTGTAGCTTGTATGTAAGTGATTGGTTAAAATAGCCTAACCTTGTTTCTATTGTGACCATTCCATTTTGTGAAGTATATGGCAACTCTAAATGGTAGGTTTCTGTATTAAAACTAGCACCACTACCAATCCAGTGAAAAGGATCAAAAAAAACTTCGACAGGTGATCCGTAATTAACTAATTTAGTTGGGTATGAACTATACTCAAGAATTGTCAAATCAGCACTTACATCGTAATAGAAACCTCTTACGCTTCTATCTACAAACATTCCTGATGAATCTAGACTAAGACCTATAGCTCCACCAGCAGTCAACTTATCTGTTATATCTCCAGAAAAATAAATTTGATCTACATACTGCGAAGGGGTAGTTAAATATGTTCCTGTTCCAAGAGAATACGCTGTAGTTGTAGATGGGACAGTTACAACTATTTGAGCATATGCATCATTTCTATACGTGGTACTCCCGCTCTGCAAGGAAAACTGAAACTTAGCCGTATGCAGTCTTTTTTCTGTATATGCTCCTGTTTCAAAGTCTGTAAATATTGTCTGGTATGATGTAGTTAAACTTTTGAATAATGAGCTATGCGAAGCATTATATTGCGTTTCTTTTTTATCTAATAGATCATCAACATAAGCCTTAATAGACTGCTGTGTGGCAAGGGCAGTATTGCTATTAGATGCAAAATCATCTTCATCTTTAACGCCATTTAATTTAGCAAAAGTAACAGTATCGTCTGCTAATTGATCGCCCTCTATAGAGCCATCAATTATCATATTGCCGCTTATTCTGCTTTTCTTTGTTGTCCAAGTCATTATATAACTCTAGCTGTTAATAGTATTTCTGCTTCTGCTTTCTTTTCCGCATCTCCAACACTTGCTGATTCATCAGTCCATGTAGCAGTTACAGTAGTTTTAAGTTGTGAAAAGCCATCTTCTGCGAGGTTTCTTGATAAAGCTACTTTAACATACTTTCTGCCCTCGCTTGTTAGGTCTGTATCAAACCCAGTGTAAGTTTCAGTAACACCAGTATCAGGTACGTTATCTTTCTCAGACTCGCTATGCGTAAAGGTAACTTCTTCTGTAACTGTTTCTGGTAAAAACAAAGTGTATTCAGTGATTGCATCTTGCAATGCAGTTTTCAGCGAAACATTATCTATTTCTATTGTGCTTGGATTATCTCCACCAGCTCTAATAAATACTACTAATATGTTTCTATTCTGACTTGTAAAATTGAATGTTTTTTGACCTGATGTGTAAAACTTTTCATTGAGTAGAGCTGTATCGCCACCTTCTTGCACAAGCACGTGAAATGCATCTGTTTCAGATGCGTTAGTATTAGCAACATTAAAAGTTAATGTATGCTCGCCTATTACATCAGTTTGTGCAGTTTGTAATACATAGCTAACTCCTGATGTAGTTGAGTCGCAAACTAGCTGACCGCCAGTAATAGAAAATCTACCATAACTGTTGAATGTCCAGTCGCTATTAGTATCAAACGTGCCATTAGTTATAAGTTCAGGCAACAGGCTAGAATCAGAATCAACTTCATCTCTATATTCTTCTGATGACCTTACAATTATGAAATCATCTGTTGTGAATTCATATTCAGTTGAATTTATTGGGTTGCCACTTCCGTCTAACTGCACATACAAAACCTCTAGCCCATTTTCAACTCTAGCCCCTTTCGCGTTTACTAGAGCTGACAGTTCGCTTTCAGTGGGCGTAGCCGATGTACCAGATACATTAATTCTTGGCATTTCAAACGCAACAAGTTTTTGCGGATGCACTATTGCTGATGTTCCTAAAGATTTTGTTATAGCGGTGCTTTTATTAAAAAACTCATTTCTTGTATATACTTTAATAGTAGTTGTGCCATATTCTTTGATGTTTACAAACTCTGGCACTTGCACTATTTGCTCTGCTTCAGTTGTATAGAATGTTTGCTTGCCGCCAGTTGTGCCGTATATGACCTCAACCTCGTAATCGCGGAAAAACACTTCTGACGATTCAACACTATCCCAACTTAACTTAATATTTTTATAGCCTTTTTCGTTTTTACCGCCTGCTGGCGTTGTCCTTAAATTAGTCGGAGCAACTACAGTTGTTGGCTCGCTAAGAGTTGTAGCATTTATAGTCGCCATAGGCGAAAATACATTATTCACTGATACAGCGTGAACCATGATTTTATAAGTTGTATCTGTTAGCAAGCCCCTTAATTCATGCTCGATATTCTCAGTTTTTGGGATAATTTCTCTGCCATATTCACTCAAGTTTGTTATGCGACTATATCTTAGCTCGAAATGGCTAATGTGCTGTAAATTCAAGTGGTCAAAAGATATAGATATAGCGGCTCTTGTAGTCGTGCTACTAGCATCGCTTTCTCTATATAAAAAATTTCTCTCTAAAGTTAAATTTGTAGGTGTTGCTATATTGTTATAGTCAGGAATGGAAACAAGTCCATCTGTTGTGTAATCCTTGTATGTAACCGAATCAGGATCATAATTAGCTTCTACGTTTTCAATAGCCTGAATGCTTATTCTTATTCCATTTTTTGGGTCAGGTTTTATAGCCAATTTTGTGATCTCAAACACCTTATCCTGATAGCCCATAATAGTATTTGTGATTTTTACATTATCACCAGCCTTATATTTCAAGCCAGCTAATCCCATATCAAATCTGACTGAGTCTTGCATCCTACTGCGAAGTAATTGGAAATGCGCAATTCTTTGCGCCCTGACATTATCATCAGTCATAGCCAAATTAACTTCTTTTATTAGCTCCTCTCCATCATCAGATATATATGTACTGCTAGTTTGAATTGGATATTCAGATAATATGTAGTTAGCTTCCTTGTCAGTAAACTTACCACGCACAGTGTTATACATACTTTTTCTTGTCGCTTTAGTAGTAACTTGAAAACTACTCAAGCAGTCATCTTCATCAATCGCGTCTGTATGCGGGGTTTTATAATGATAAGCATCAATGAAAAACTTACCGCCTGAAAAGGTGATACGACCATTCATTGAGCCTAACAGGATTGCGATATTGCCTTTAAAATCTCTACCAGTAGATAAAACACCATTACAAGTAAACGCTTTTTGAGTGTCATTATTATCGTTGATTGTAATATCTTCGTTGCAGGTGTTTATACTTTCTAATAAAGTTGCATAATCAAAATTATCGTGGCTTTCGCCTAACCCATAATTTGTATTGGTCATGTAATCTAACAGGCATAGTGCTGGGTTGTCTGACCATTCCCAAGTATCTGCATCATATGTCCTATGGTCGTCTACACCAAGAGTATTATCATATATAGATGAAGTGCTATCTTTTCTAGGGTCATATACTTTTGCGCCTTTTATTTCAGCAGTAACATTAGGCTGTCCATGCGGAAAATGCGTACCCTCTCCATCTTGGAAATGCCTGAAACTAAGCACCGCGTTCTGCTCTGCATATCTATCAACATTGCCGAAAGAATTACTTTGCCCAGCCGTAACTGGACTTATTATCGATCCGCCATTTTTAAAATGTAGTATTTGCGTATAGCCATTAGTAGCTCCACCGCCTGAACCAGCATCAGTAAAAGGTGGATAAAATACAAAATTATTACTTGGGTCGCCTGTAGCAGTTCCAGTATCTACCACTTTGAGATCGTGATAGTATATTTTCTCAAATCTTTCAACTTTATGACAGGCAAAGCAAGCCACAGACCAGAGATAGCTATCTTCACTTCCGCCAACCTCTTGATATATTGTTGTTCCGCTAACTCTAGTTTTTCCATATATGATATTGCCAGATGCAATGCTGTTAGGGGCTGTACTAGACCTGCCCGCCATAGCATCGCCAATTTCAGGCATATCAGGCATAAACGCTTCAAAGACACCTTCAATAATATCAAAAGCAACACCAAATATGGGCCGTATGATATATTTATCAATCGCCCTACCTAATCCTTTTAGCTGATCTTCAATCCAACTCATAATATTCCCTTTCTTACCACTTGATAGGTTTATCTGCGATATATGTTACAAACTCAAATGCTGTAGCATTAGAAGTAAACTTTTTTTGATCTTCTTCGGTATATCTTCTAATATTTTTTTTGCCTAATCGCACTAATTTATTTTCTACTTTCAGGCTTATAACACTCCTATTGAGTGTTTGGTCAATAGTTACTGTATCGTTATAGCCTATAAAGTAAGGGATTACATCAATCAAATTATCGCTTGAATCCAATGCGCCTAAATATACTTTTGTTTCTTTTCCCTGAAAATTATAATTTCTTGCATAGCCTAGAGTAGTGGCGTTAGATGCTGTCAATGCAACAGTTATACCTGATGCGCCTAAGTCGCTATTTTCATCAGAATTAGAAATAGAGATCATATCTCCTGCATCTATGTAGGTATTGCTGTCATATGACAAGTTGCCGCCAGCGGTAGTCAATCTATCATATGAAGTGCCGCCCCAATGTATTTCAATTAGAAAAACAGGCTTTACGGATGTTGAAGTAAATGCTGTTAATAGGTTTTGCTGGGGGGTGCTAGAGCCGAACCTAGACATTATGTTACCACTTCTGTGCAAGCGATACTAAAGCTATATAAACCATTTGTATCAATGTCATACTCATAATTGGGGTTTGATAGTCGGTATGTTCGCTGTGTGCCACCTAGCGGATTGGTTAAGTAGAATGTGCCTGTGCCGTCTAGGTTCTGCAAGAATGTTTCAAAAGTCCCAGCTTCACTATGAGTTAATGGTCTTATAGTAACAACAGCCTCATACTTTCTGCCGCCAAAGTCCTGAGTAGTCTGGGTGTATGAATATGGCGATTCTAATACAGCTACAGCAGATGTATGCTTGAATGTAATCTTTTGTATTATTGTTTCGCCATTGATTGTTGGAAAGTTTGCTGGCATTTTATCTTCCTGTAATCATGCTAGAGTAGCTACCGCCTCTACCTACTTCCATAGCTACTGCGCTTTTAGCCGCGTCTTGTATTTGCGGCAACATATTCATTATTTCTGCTCGAACTGTTTGCTCAACACCTGTAGTAATATTTAATGTTTGGTTAACAATAACAGTCTTACCACCGCCTGATCTGCCACCGCCTTTAGTGTGGTCAATGACAGTCTCGTTAGGGTGTAGTATAGCAGGAAAACCACCCTTACCATCTACGCCACCTGTACGCGAACCATGACCAGTAAAACCACCACCCTCAAATGATTGTGATTTAATCATAGCAACATTCGCAAGACCTTGCGCTAATGATGCCGCGGCTAATGGTATGCCTAGAGGAAATCCGCCACCATTCGCAAATGCTTTTGCAGTTGCCTCATAGGTAGATATTAAAGCTGTTTTAATTGCTTTAGCTTTTTCAATCATTCCCATTTTTTTCTGTATAACAGAACTGCCTTTTAACTGTTCAGCAAGACCGCTTAATACAGACTTGGTTTTAGCTATTTGGTTTTTCTTTGTTGTAGCTGTCGCCTGTGCATCACCTTGCGCCATTGCCGCGTTGTGACCTGCTTGTAATTCTTGCAGTGCCGTATTTTCTTCCTGCTTTGCTACTACAGGGTCTTGTTCTTCTTCGCCCTCACCTTTCTCTACTTCTTTAGTAGCTAGTATTTCTTCTCTTAAAGTTGCAAAGGTTTCAGATATTTTTTCTGCAAAATCTACCTCGCCAATCAGACCATAATCACCAGCCTCTGTTCTTGCATCTTTTAGCTTTTGCAAGTTGGCTAGTTTTTCGGCATCTTTCTTTTGGGCTAGGTCATAAAAATAAGTGCTTTTTTTAGTTTCTTCGTCAATGAGTTTTTGTCTATCACGCATCCTCTCATTAATCTTTTGCATTGCACTATCTAGTTGTAAAGCGTTCTTTTCATCATCTTCTTTGAAAAAACCTGTGAACTCTGCCGCGGCAATCTTAACATCATTGAATGTTCCTATAACGCCATTAACTAACTCTTGCAATCCTCTTAGCGTAGCCTCTACTGCATCTAGTATTCTGATTGCTAGGTTCTTCGCAAATTGCTCTACACCGCCATCAGTGCTTTCAATAGCTGTGAGAACTTTATCTTTTAAAGTGGTTGCTAATGTTTCTAGCGCAGGTGCTAGTGCCGCAGTGGTTTGATCCCTAATGCCTTTGAATAAAGTGCTAAGTCTTGTAAAAGCATCGTTTGCATCTTCTACGCCCTCAACAGCAGTAGCAGATAAGGCTACGCCCAATCTATCTGCCTCTGCCGCCATCTCAATTAAACCCTGCTTTCCCAGCCCAAGAGTGTTTACTAAGGCAACACCCTCAGAGTCAAATAGCTTCATAGCTAATCTAACTTTGTCGGCATCCGTTTTAACCGTTTCAAACGCACCTGCTAACTCTTGCATTTGTTGTTCAAGAGGCATATTAATTAATGCTTTAGCATCTAGGTTTAATTCTTTAAGCGCATCCTTTGCTTCACCTGTACCCATAGCGGCTTCTGCGGCTCTACGAGTGAAACGCTGTAACGCCATGTCCATTGTTGATGTTTCAACACCTGTTAGACTTGCGGCATACCGCATCTTGGCTAACGCTTCTGTTGTTACACCAATCTTTCTAGCAGTCTTACCAAGAGAATCTGTGGCATCTAATGAACTCTTAACCAATAAGCCCAT